TGCAACCGCAGCTTTACAGCGGGCGGCTCTGCAGTTTTTCATCTGGAGCGGTGGCGCAACGCAGCGCTGGCATACGGGCCAGTGACAGCCATCACACACGTGAAGTACAACGACACGGCAGGCGCAGAGCAGACGTTGGCAGCAAGCAAGTACTACACGACGGCGGCAACAGATGGCGGCATGCTAATCTATTTTCACGACACGCCAGACCTGGAGACATACAACGCGCACCCTGTACGCGTGACGGCTGCGGTAGGTGTCGACGAAACGGCCAACGTTAAGCACGCGGTGAAGATGCTAGTGGCGCACTGGTATGAGAACAGGCGCGCAGTAGTGACGGGCACCATTACAGCGACAGTGCCCATTGCAGTGGAGTCTCTGCTTAGTGTTGAACGCATTATTGACAACAGGCAGTGAACATCGGGTTTTTAGATAGACGCATCATTATACAGAGCGCCTCGCGCACTGCGGACGTGTACGGCCAGACCGTGCCGTCATGGTCTACCTATGTGACAGTGTGGGCTGCGTTGGACAACAAGAGCGCCAGCAGCGCGGTGTTGGAAGAACAGGAGACAAGCACGAACCGCGTGACGTGGCGCGTGCGCAGCAGCACACAGACGCGAGCTGTTACGCCCAAATACCGCATCAGCTACGGCGGCGATATCTACAACATCCTAGCTGTGCAGGAGGTGGGCCGAAAGAATGAGCTGCACTTTATTACCGAACGCGTAGTATCTGAGTGATGGCAGCGATTAAGGTAGACGGCATGAAAGAGCTGGAGCGCAAGATTGCGCGCCTGGCTAAGTGGAGCGAGAACGACGCACAAAAGCTGCGCGACATCGACGAACGCGTGGCTGAGGTCTACAACGTTGCGCTGCGTGCTAACATCAAGGACGCCAAAGACGACATCTTTGTGTACAACAAAGGCACAGGCCCAGGGCGTAACCGAGGCAGCAAGGACGGCGTGCGCAACAACGTGCGCACCATGACGCGGCCAGGCACACTGCGGCGCAGCATTAAGACCTTTCGACGCAGCAACAAGGCGATTACACTGGCAGGTCCAAAGACAAGCCGCAAAGGTGGCAGCCTAAAGCGCAACAGGCAAAACGGATGGTTTGCCAGCATTGTAGAGAACGGCAGCGGCTTTGGCCCAGCACGCAACAAGGGCTTGTTTTCTCGCACACAGAAGGCGACAAGCAACCGCATGAAGCAGCTGCGCAACAGACTGCTGCGACAAGAATTTGAACGCTTTATGAAATGAAAGTCGGAGCCGCCATTTACAGCATGCTAAAAGACGACAGCGCGGTGGCCGCGTTGGTCGGCACGCGCATCTACCCAGAGCTTGCAGAAGAAGGCGCAGCCACGCCTTACGTGGTGTATTCTGTTGTGTCCAACACGCCCGTCGACACAAAGGAAAGTGCGCCAGTAGACGAGGCGCAGCTGGAGGTGTTTAGCGTGGCTGACACGTACGCAGCAGCCAACGACCTTGCAGATAAGGTGCGGGCGGCGCTAAGTCGCAAGGGCAAAGTTGTGTACGACACGGTTACTGTGCAGTCTGTAAAGTACACCAACGAGGTCACTGAGGTAAACGCTGAGCGCAACCTGTTTATTAGCGTACAGGACTACACAGCGCGCACTACGCCTGTCATACCTGAGCGTTTTTTAAATGTGTACAGCGGCGCCTGGGGCGCATACAGTCTGCGTCAATTGGACGGTCACTATACTGGGCCTGCAATGTTAGTTCGTAGAGCGAACCTTGACGAAGCGTTAATTTATTACGACAGTGATGGCACACTGGACACGCAAACTTTATTGGGTTTTGCAGACGGAGGTGCTGCCTATGTCAAATGTCTATACGACCAAAGCGGAAATGGTCGCCATTTAAACCAGGACAACGTTTACAATCAACCTTCTGTTGTTTATGGTGACGGCACTCTAGTACAGATCAACGGAAAACCTGCGATGAATTTTGACGGCACTGAGGACCGTCTGTTTCCATTTGACAACACAGGTCTAGATTTAGGCAGCATCAGTGTATTTAATGTTTTTAAACTTGACGACACGGCTGACATTCAGCGAATAATGCAAATCAGCGGCACGCCCAACAGGTTTTATGCGCCAGTAATTGCAGGAAATACCTTTCAATACAGCTATGGTGACGCCAACCGTAATGCCACAGCAAACACCGCACAAAATTTACACAGCATGATTGCAGGCAGCACGCAAGGCGACGCGCGTGCATTTCTTAATGGCACACAGGTCATGTCTGCCATGTCTTTGTTGTCTGGCATTTCTGGTGGTGGCACAATTGGTGGCACTGGCGCTGATTATTTTGACGGGCGATTGCAGGAACTAATAGTTTACGACAGTGACCAAAGCGCAAACCGCACAGGCATCGAGTCAAACATCATGACACACTACAGCATAACATGACCGACTTTTTACTAAACAACTGGGCTGAGCTAGTGCTAGCCCTCATGGCATTTGTGAAGGTTGTAATTAACCTTACACCCACAGAAAAAGACAACCAGATATTTGGATATTTGGACAGTCTGATTAATATGATTATTGCAGATCGCATCAAACCCAACAATAAGAAATAATGGCAGCAACAGCAGGAATTATGAACGGCTCGCAACTGCGAGTTGCGTTCGCAAACGACAGTGCAACACCAGTCTTGGTCGACCACCTCACAGATTTGTCTGTGTCTTTCAGCACTGAGACACGCGACACCACAACAAAAGACAACGGCGGATACCGCGCAATTTTGCCAGGGCTTAAGACCTTGAGCGTGACGATGACTGCATTCTATGCAGCCGACGCCACCAACGGCTACGAGGAATTGTTTGCAGACATGGAAGCAGGGCAAAAGCTCGACATCACCATTGCCTCATTTAACCAGGCAGAGGCTGAAATTACTGACGACATGGACATTGACTTTAAAGCCTTTTGCACCAGCTTGGAGTTGAGCGCAGGCACAGAAGACAACGCGTCGTACACTGCTACTTTCGAGTGCGTCACCGACCCAACATTTACGCCTAGCGCATGACGATTACCCTAGACGGACGGACATTCCCAGTCAAGGCTAACATGCGCGCCTGGCGCAGCTTTGAGCAAGCGACTGGCCACAAGGTGGCAAACATTGACAGCGAGGATGTCACCCTGATGCCTGAGCTGCTATTTTACTTTGTGCAGGAGGGCTGCAAAAAGCAAGGCATGACCTTCGACATGGAAGTGGACGACTTTCTAGGATTGATTGATGTGCAGGATTTAACTGCTGTTGTTGAGGTGATTGAATCTTCTATGACTCCGCAAAAAAAAACGGAGAACCAGGAGACAACACACCACTTGAATGGGACGAAATAGAAGAGCTTGGACTCGGGCTGTTGTGCCTGAGTCCTTGCCTTCTGTATGATCTGACATTCAGGGAGTTTGGCAACGCGGTGCGCGGTCGGTACAAAGCTCAGGAGGCGCAGCAACGCGTAGACTGGGAGCGTACACGATGGCAAACCGCTTTGTTGTTAAACGTGCACACTAAGAAAGGAAGCAATGTCAAGCCTAAGGACTTGGCGGTGTTTCCGTGGGAGGAAAAGCCCAAGGCTGGTATTCATACAGGCTGGGCACAATTAAAAGCTATAGCAAAGAAAAATGGCGAAATTAGGTGATCTCGTAGTACGGATTGGAGCTGACACACGCGGCCTTAACAAGGACTTGGGCAAGGTGCAGCGCCAAATGCGTGGCATGACTGGCAACATGCAAAAGCTAGGGCGCAGCATTACGCAAAGCGTGACGTTGCCACTGGCGGGCATGGCGGCACTTAGCGTGCGCGCGTTTCAAAATCAAGCCAAAGCCATTGCGCAAGTTGAAGCAGGCTTAAAATCAACGGGCAACGTTGCTGGCAAGACATCTGCTGAGCTGCAAAAGATGGCCAGCGATTTGCAAAAAACGACACTGTTCGGTGATGAGGACATTCTGCAAAACGCTACGGCGCAGCTACTGACGTTTACTAACATTACAGGACAGCAATTTGATCGCACGCAAAAGGCAGCGCTAGACCTTGCCACACGCTTAGACGGTGACCTAAAAAGCGCAAGCATACAGTTGGGCAAGGCGCTAAATGATCCAGTGGCTAACCTGTCAGCGTTGTCGAGATCAGGCATTCAGTTTAGCGCAGAGCAGAAGGAGGTGATTAAGTCGCTTGCAGAAACAGGCCGACTTGCTGAGGCACAGACTATAATCCTGGACGAACTGAACAAGCAATATGGCGGCAGTGCAGAGGCAGCGGCTTTAGCAGATGGCGGCATCACGCAGCTGGGCAACGCGATTGGCGACTTAGGCGAAGAGATAGGGCGCATTGTGGTTCGTGGCATTGCGCCGATGATTGACAAACTGCGCGGCATGGTTGAGGGCTTTAGCAATTTAAGCGAAGGCACCAAGTTGGCCATTGTGCGCCTTGGTGCGTTAGCTGCTGCCTTTGGCCCAGTGCTGTTTTTCTTGCCACAAATTATCACACAGGTCAAATTGCTTGGCCTAGCGTTAGCTGCAAATCCTATTCTGGCTGCTGCTGGTGTCATTGTTGCCATCGGTGTGGCAATGCAGGGACTAAAGGCCGACACTGAAAAAGCCAAGGATAGCATTGACGACCTGCGCAACAGCTTTGCAGAGCTGGACGACACTAGTAAAAAGCAAAAGCGCGAGGACGTAGCCAACACAATTAAGCAACTCTTTAGATACAAGAAGTTGCGCGAGAAGCTTAAAGAAATAGAGCAGGAATATAGAGGCCAGTTTGGTGAAACTAACAAAGTAGTGCGGGCCACAAGGGAATTTAAAGAAAGCCTGTCAGATGCCGACAAAGCTATCCTGTCTAACACGGGCAAAATTATTGAGCAGGAGCAGGGTTACATTGGCATGCGTGACATCATTGCGTTAACAGATGACACAATTATCACATACCAAAACACACTGGCTGCACTGACAGAAAACACAAACGAAAACACCGAGGCGGTACAAAAGCAAAGCGACACGATTGGGCAATTGTTCACGCGTTTAGAGAGCGTAACAGTACAAACGCAGGAGGCCCACATGACAATGGGCGAGTTCTTTAGTTTTCTAGAAAACACAAAAGCCTATGAAGTGGCACAGACAGGCATGCAGGCCGTTGAAGAAAGTGCAGACAACATGCAGCAAAGCATTGCACAGGCATTTGGCAGTGCAGCCAGCACCGCGGAGTCTTTTGCTGAAGGTCTGGTGGACGTAGCGCGGCAAATCATAAAGCAGTATCTCGCAATCGGTGTGGCCAAGGCGCTTGCATCGGGCAACGTAGTGCAGGCCGCGTCGCTTAGCGTGGGCGCAGGATTGCTGAACCGCATCCAGGTGCCAGCATTAGCCCAGGGCGGCCTTGCATACGGGCCAACAATGGCAATGGTTGGCGACAACAAAAACGCAGCCATCGACCCTGAAGTTGTTGCGCCATTGAGTAAATTGAAAGATATGATGGGCGGCGGCGTTGTCGAGGTAGTCGGACGCATTAAGGGCGACGACATATTTTTGAGCAACGCACGCAGCAACAGCGCCCGCAACCGTTACGCATGAGCAGCTACCTACTAGCCAAGGGTGTCGGCGAGTCTTTAAACGAAGACAGCTACGAGGTGCGCATCATTCGCACTGCAGCTGGCAGTGATCAAACGACAGAGTTCACCCTAGCTGCCAACGGCTTTGCCCTGAAGTACGAGAGCGTTGACGACAGCGCGCTAGTGCCAGGCATCATGCACTCACGGTGCGAGGTCACGACGCTGTGGCCTGCTGACATCCACGCCAAGCTGAATCTGTTGTTGACCGCACTGGCCACCAGCACTGACGGTGACTACTTGCTAGAGGTGCTGCGCGACAGCACACGCATTTGGGTGGGCAGCATATTGGTGGAAGAGTTTGAGGTGAATGAGGACAGCACCAACAAGGAGGTGACCATTGTTGCAACGGACGGCCTGAGCCTTTTAAGGCATGTAGATTACAATAACTCGGGCACGGCCTACACTGGGTACCAAACAGTGTACGATATTGTCAAGAACATACAGGAAAAGTGGTCTCTGTACACATATCTCAACGCGCAGAACAGCGGCACGGAGTATCGGCTGGCCTGGGCTGAGGACGTGTACAGCGAAGATGATTACATTATGGCTGCGGAGACGCACCCAGCAGGCACAGACCTTAAGAGTATCGAGCGCTCGCGCATTCACACGAACCCGTGGAGCTCTGTAAACAGCAGCGGCGCCACGGAGTACATTAGCTGCTACGATCTACTGCAATCGCTGTGCATCACATACCAATGGCGCCTGTACAGCTATGGCGACGCGTGGCACATGTTGCCCGTGGCGCTGTCTGGTGAGCGCACGCCAGGCACTGTGTTGCAGTGGAACGGCACAGAGGTCGACCGCGACGTCATTTCAGAATACCAATTCCAGAAAGACGCAGCCAACGACGTGCGGCAGAAGGGCGCAGCGTGGCGCATCAGCTACACACCACCACACAATGAGGTGCGCGTGACGCGTGACACGTCGGACGGCGCATCAGTTATTAGCGCCTTTAATTTTGCCAGCGGCGTTGAACAGACAGACGCCAGTTTGAATTACGAGGGCAGCGACACTGCACCAAGCGACGACTTGTATTTGATGCATGGCCGCATTTACATTGTCGGCACTGCACTAGGCGTGGCGGAGGACAGCGTCGGGAACATTGTGCTTCAAAACGTTATTAAATGGGACACAGGCGGCAGCGCCTTGTACTATGGCAACAGCTTGAGCGACAACGTTGTGCAGCAGCAGGGTCTGTTTTACAGCAGCACCTACCTTGACACGCAGCCTATTATAGCACAGGATCCAGTGTTCAGCGCATCGGCAAACACGTTCTTTCATGTGCCGAAAGAGTTCCAAGGCGTGTATCAGCCAAGCATTGCAACAAGCAGATACATTGACTTTGAATTTATTATACCACCACCGACGTCAGAAAAGACTGGCCTCTCTATAACACCCAGCATCGTTGTATTTGACAACAACGGCACACTGAGCAGCTCATACTTGGCATCGTTGTCCGTCAATTACGTGCAGCTCACAGTACAAAAGTGGAGCAACAACCAGCTAGAGCTTATCAACGATTTTGATATTGTCGCAAACGCAACCACAGGGCGCGGCAGCCTTGACCTTGGACGCACATACGTGGGCGCGCTCGCTGCAAGCATGGGTCAGATTACAGTGCAGACAAGCGCTGGCGTGTACGGCACGTCAAACAACTGGGTTTGTCAGGACAACGACGACAATCGTTCAATTAACACGTTGGCCGTAGAAGAAACACTGCAACGGCACAACAAGCCCAAGGGCGTTGAGCGCGGCAGCATCGTGCTGCGTGGTACCAGCGCTGCAGTACCTGAGCCGTTTAACTTCTATAAAGACCTAGACACTGCGACGTTCTACGCGCCTGTGAATTGGCAGCTGAACGCCACAGCGTGCGAAGTGGACGTGACTTTGCGCATTACAGGGCGCGACGCAATATCTGTAACAACGCAAGAGCAGGGCACAGGCAAAGGCGTAGACACAACGGTGGGCGGCAGCACAGGGCAAAACGTTGTGCAGGCATTGCCATCAGTGCGCGGATATAACGCGCAAGCAGCAGACATCTTTGCGCAAGATTGGTCTAGCGTCATTGGCGCAGGAGAGACCACGGAAATGTATTACACTGTGCTCAATGACGGCACGGGTCGACAAGTAGACCACCAAGGCGAATCGCCAGCATCAGGCTACCACATCACGCGCAAAATTTACTTTCGCACGCTGGGCCTGCACGAGAGCACAGGCAGCGGATGGTTGGCGCTACCGATTAGACAGCCAGACGCCGACGACACGCTAGAGCAGGCAATCGAGAAGCTAGACCTGTACATGGGCATTGACGACGACCATGCCGCGTACAGCTTCATGATTACCTACAAGGAGGAAACGGATTACCTGCTGCAGGAGTACAGCGGCGCAGTGGCAGCCTACAGCCTGCGCAAGCTCAACGTCAACTACACAGGCAACTGCATTCAGGTGCGGCGCACGTCGCCTTCTGCAGCGTCGCAAGACATTGGCTTTACTGGAGCAGGCGTGTTAGACACCGCTGCGCTGGCTACATTTTGCGGCAGTGGCGACGGTTTCATTTCGCGGTGGTATTGTCAATCTGGTAATGGCCATTACTTGCAACAGACATCAACAAGCGCACAGCCTAAAATCTACAGCAACGGCACGCTGCAGCTGAACAGCAAAAACGGCATATTATTTGACGGCACAGACGACTACCTAGAGTCGCACAACAACTTTGACGCGAACCCGAACGACACAGAACTGGTGGCGCTAGGCGTGGGCAGCTTTGACGTGAGCGGCGGCGGTGACGTTATTGCAGGCTCACGCAATAGCACAACATCGCAGAACGTGTTTGAATTGCTAAAAATTGGCACCAATGCTGCAAGGTTTTCAGCATGGCACGGCAGCACTGCGTACAACGCCACGACTGCAGCTGTAACGATTGGTCAGCAGTACATCATGGCGGCATATGGCAAAAGTGGTGAATCTTCTGTCGATTTAGATGGCACTAACACCACCGTTTCAGCTCCTGCAAATGACGTCAACAGCCATTCACAGAAGTTTGTTGTTGGCGCCCGTAGCTACAACCAGGCCAACCCACATCAAGGATACATCCAGGAGGTTGTAGTATTTAGCAATGCAACAGTGACCATTGATCACGAAGAACTGAGCGACACAGTTAACGAATATTACAGCAGCTACTAATGGAGTGGATAATTGTTAAACCTGTGGGCCTTATTAACTCAAAGGACCGCGCCAAGGTCATTGCACGCGAGCTGTACAACATCATGCGGCCCGTGCACGTGCAGTCGCCTGACGAAGCTGACAACAAGCTGTGCAGCATACTGCAGCACGCAACAGACAGGGACAACTATGCGCTGCGCGTTGACACCGACTACATGATTGCAGTACACCCAGAGTGCAACCTCGAAAAACTGGTGGCCATGTTTCCAGAAATTAGCGCCATGCAGCGCTACAACCTAGGCAGCGCTATTCACCAGCTCGATGAGATACCGCTGCACAGCATACTGCCCACCACGGTGACGGTGCGCGATTACAAGTACATGGTTGCCAACGGCTGGATAATTGAGGACGAAGATGAATGAACTTAAATGCCACCTTCAAAACGCGTTGAACGTCACATACGTAGGCAGCGTGCTGGTGGGCTACGTGGACACCGCTGTGACTATCTGCGCAGGTCTTACCTTGATGTGGTGGAACATTGAACGCGCGCTGAAGGTGCGCAAAGAACGACAGGAAGATGAGATACTTTAACTACTGCGAATTTGACAGCCCTGACCAGCTAGGCAGCGGGCACAACATGGACGAAGACTTTTTGCAGATGCTAGACGACGCCCGCGAGTTTGCAGGCGTGCCGTTTAAAATCACCAGCGGCTACCGCACCGAAGCGCACAATCATGCAGTGGGCGGATCGCGCAGAAGCTCACACATGCAAGGCCTGGCTGCCGACATTGCCTGCGGCACATCGCGCGAGCGCATGGAAATAATCACGGCGCTGCTCACAGTAGGCTTTGACCGCATCGGCATTGGTGACGGGTTTGTGCATGTAGATTGTGACGTTGAGAAAGATGAAGCAGTTATCTGGACTTATTACTAAGGCACTTGCAGGCGCCGACCTCACCGAGGCGTTCAAGACTAAAGGCGACCTGAAGCGCTGGAGTGCAAAGCGTACTGTTGGCGGCATGATTGCCACAACAGCCTGCTACGACATCACCACGCACGGCATGAGCTGGCAGGCGGTTTGCTTATGCGCCATCGCTGTCATACCTTTAACTGTCAGCATGTTTGAGAGCCGTGTTTGACACGTGAGTCATCAGAATTGGTTAGTTAAGGGCTGGCATTGTGTCGGCCCTTTTCTGTGCGCCAACATGTCGATGTGAATAACTACACACCCATTGTACATACAAGTGACGTACAAGTGACGTACGTTTGTGACATGCAAGCTCTCAAACCCAACGGCATATCGCACAGCGTGGTGCCAGACAAACCCATGACGTATAACCAGTGGATGCAGTATATCCAAGCACAAAACCAATCGAAATGACACACGATTACATGCACGAGGGCCACGGCCACTACACCCAGCGCAGCGGCGTTGACTTTCGCGAAGGCGGATACAAGTGCTTGCCAGATGCAGGCGCACAGTTTATGCGCGAACGCATGCGCGATATGGATTTTAGGTGCTTTCAAGACTTCCGCCACAAAGACCGCAAAGACATGACGCGCTGGTGGTTTAAGGATGAGCGCACCGTGCAGAAGCGCTTGCAAGGCATTCAAAGCATGGGCTATGAAGCCTGCGGACCAATTACGCGGTCATGATAACGCAGTACAAAAACCTAGCTGTGCAGAATGCTGAGCTGCAGCAACAGGTACAAGATTTGCAACGACAGTTGTCAGTAGCGCAACGCCAGTTGCACTTGCGCACCGAAGCCCGCGCATTGAATTACAGCAGGCAGCAAGTGCTTGACGCATTGCAGCGCACCTTTGGCGTGCGGTCACTAGCTGCAGCCGATTTAGACATCACTGAGCACGCACTGCGCAACGCTGTGAGCAGGTTAGGCATTACGTACCCGCCGCTGTTTCGCAAGCGACAAATAAACGGCAAAGAATGGTACTGCCTAAAGCACAGATTCAGCCATGATTGAATACATGAAGAACTACCCTATAAGAATGAACGTGCGCATGACCGAGAGCCAGCGCGACGTGTTACAAGACAAAGCCAACAAGATGGGCGTATCTGTGAGCGCTCTGCTAAGGCTTATGATCAACCAAATCGAACCTTTTAAAAACCAAGTGTTATGAGTTTTATTTCTGAAGACTTCGCGAAGGCGAACAACAACGCAGGCAGCTATTTTAAGCCTGCAAAAGACAAGACAAGCAAGGTGCGAATCTTGAGCGAGAAAGGCCTAGAAGGGTATGTGTGCTGGACAGAGGACAACAAGCCTGTGCGGTGGCACTGGAAAGACAGCAAGCCAGAGGCCAACTACCGCGACGGCGATAAGCCGCGCAAGTTCCTGGCAGTAGCTGTGTGGAACTACGACGACCAATGCGTCCAGGTGTGGGAGATTACGCAGAAAAGCGTGTTCGACGCATTGCACGACATTACAATGGAGCCAGACTTCGGGCATCCAAACACATACGATTTGCGCATCACACGCAAGGGCGAAGGTCTTGAGACGAAGTACACCGTCATCCCAGTGACTGGGCCGATTGTGCCAGAGGTTGAGCAGGCAATGGCTACGCTCAACGTCAACTTGGACGCATTGTTAAACAGTGAAGACCCATTTGCGTGAGCGAACGCGAGTTTCTGGGCATCTGGATACCTGCAGAGGTGTGGCTAGATCAGCGGCTTACTATGACAGAGAAAGCGTTTATGGCCGAGGTGGAGTCATTCAGCAAGAATGGCAAAACCTTTCATAAAAGCAATGACACAATTCGGCAGCAGTATGGCATCACGCCTAAGACAGTCCAGCGCATCATTAAGAAATTGGTGGAGCTGGAGCTGCTGGAGTGTTACTTTAATGGCCGTGTGCGACATTTGAGCCTAGGCAGCATGGGAAAAATGACGACTCTGCCTGGGAAAAATGACGACTCTGCATCGTCAAAATTCCCACATACTAATACAGTAGAAAGAACAACTAAGAATACATTCAAAAAAGAGGTGGTGTATCCATTCACTGAAATTGAATTTTTGGATACGTGGAAAGCATGGCTGCAAGAGCGTCGCGACAGGCGCTACAAAAGCTACACCGACAACGGCGAGCAGGCAGCACTGCACAACCTCAAAAAAATGGCTAATGATGACTATAGAATCGCAATCGCAATCGTCCAGCAAAGCATTGCCCAAGGCTGGCAAGGACTCTTTGAGCTTAAAAGAGCAAAAAGCGGAAAACGGCCTGAGCTTGATAGAGAACAAGCACTTGCATGGGCTGCTGGAAAATAGCAGGCAAGCAATGCAGGGCTTGACAGTCACCCAGGCGTACAAGCGCGGCATGTCACTCAGCAAAGCACTGAAGGCGGAACCTGCCAAGGTTAGGCTCACCATGCTGGCAGAGCTCGAGCGCTTGGTGCGTCACGTGAATGCTACACGCACCTTTCAGACGCAGACAGACCTGCAGGACGCAGTAGAAGACATCTGCGAGCTGTTTCCGAGCCTGAAGCTAGAAGAGGTGCTGATTGCATTTAAGCAGATACGACAGGGCCGCTTTGACCTATACGGCAACTTCACCACCAATGTGCTAATTGACTGCATCCGCAACTACGAGATGCAAAACACAGTTGCCATGCGTGAACAGGAGCACGTTGAAAAGAAGAAGCAGCACGTAGAGACAGCAGCCATCGACTGGCAGAT